AAGAAAGATGATGAGGTAAACGAAGAGTGGCTAGTAGATAAGACTGAGCAGTTCTGTCAAGAGAAGGCCGTGTACAATGCCATCATGGAGTCCATCCATATTATTGATGGCAAGAGCAAGTCCAAGACTAAGCAAGCTATTCCTCAAGTATTGTCTGAAGCACTAGCCGTTAGCTTTGACAACTCTATCGGACATGACTTCATAGAAGACTATCAGCAACGATATGACTTCTACCATCACAAAGAAGAACGTATACCTTTTGATCTAGACTATATGAACAAGATCACTAAGGGAGGTCTGCCTCGTAAGTCTCTCAACATCATACTTGCTGGTACAGGTGTAGGTAAGTCGTTAGCAATGTGTCACTTTGCAGCTAGTAATATGATGCAAGGTAAGAATGTATTGTACATTACTATGGAGATGGCTGAGGAGAAGATTGCTGAACGTATCGATGCCAACTTACTCAATGTCAGGGTAGATGATCTAATCAACCTTGATAAGAAGATGTATGACAAGAAGATAACCGATCTACGAGACCGTACTCCTGGTCGACTTATCATCAAGGAATATCCTACAGCATCTGCTCACAGTGGTCACTTTCGCCATCTGATTAATGAGTTGAAAATCAAACGTAACTTCGCTCCTGACATAATATATATCGACTACTTAAACATTTGCTCGAGCAGCAGAACAAAGGCGATAGGAGGCTCTGTAAACTCGTATACGTATATCAAGGCTATTGCAGAGGAGCTAAGAGGCCTCGCGGTAGAAAAGAACGTACCAATTGTCTCAGCGACTCAGACAACTCGTTCTGGCTTCAGTAATAGCGATGTTGGACTAGAGGATACTTCCGAATCGTTTGGACTACCAGCCACAGCAGACTTTATGTTTGCTATCATCAATAGCGATGAGATGGAGCAACTTAATCAGCTAATGGTTAAGCAGTTAAAGAATCGTTACAACGATCCGACCCTATATAAAAGGTTCGTGATAGGAGTTGACCGAGCTAAGATGAGACTGTATGATGTCGAGCAGAATGCACAGCAGGACATAGTTGATGATGGACCAGTGATGGACAATACAGCAGTGGGCAGGGGACTCAATCAGTCTTTCAGTAAACCTAAACAGGACTTCAGTGACTTATGGGTATGAACGTATTAGTGGTAGGTGAGGTATGTAACGACATTACCTATTACTGTGAGGTCTCTAGAATCAGCCCAGAGGCCCCAGTGCCTGTCGCTGATCTTATTTGGAAAACCAGTGCTGATGGTATGGCAGGTAACGTCAATGGTAACCTAAGAGCGTTCGGCATTAAAACTACCTTCGTTCACCAACCTTTGCAACAGCATATTGACAAGACTAGGTATGTAGATCAGAAAAGCGGTCAGCATCTAATTCGTGTAGATAGTACCCATCCTAACATCACTCCATTAGACGTCCCAAGTATAGAAAACATAGATCACTACGACGCAATAGTAGTTAGTGATTATAACAAAGGGTTTGTAGAGTACGATACAGTCAAGCACCTGAGAAAATTATATGATGGTCCTATATTCATAGACAGTAAGAAGACGGATCTGGGACAGTTTGAAGGCTGCATAGTCAAGATTAACGAGAGCGAATACGACAGTGCTACCTCAGTTCCCAGCAACATTATTATTACTAAGGGGAGTGCTGGTGCTTTGTACGAAGACGTAATGTACCCAGCAGTGAAGGCAGATATGTTTGATGTGTGCGGCGCAGGAGATACGTTCTTATCTGGTCTCGTACACAAATACCTCAAGGGCAATAATATGGGTGAGTGCATTGTGTTTGCTAACAAGTGCGCTGCCATAGCTGTACAGCATCGTGGAACATACACACTAACAACACATGATATCGAGTCAATATGAAGATTCTAGTTACAGGGTACAAAGGATTCATCGGCAGCCATGTCTACAATTACCTCAAGGAAAATGGCCACGAGGTGGATGGTTATGATTATGATGAAAGTCACGGGTGTATTCCATACGTTGCTGATTACCACACCGTGATACATCTGGGTGCTATTAGTAGTACTACTGAGATGGATGTAAAGAAGATATTCAAACACAACTATGACTTCTCTATCAAGTTGTACAGGGAATGCGCTACCTATCATGTAAACTTACAATATGCTTCTAGCGCTAGCGTTTACGGAGCGCAGACTACGTTTGACGAAGATGGCAATGTTGGACCGATGAACCCATACGCTTGGACGAAGTATATGTTCGAGAAGTTTGTCACGGACGTTGAGCCCACTAGTAGAATTAGCTGTCAGGGTTTCCGATACTTTAACGTGTACGGTACCAACGAAGAGCACAAGGGTGATCAAGCATCGGTGTTTACAAAGTTTCAGAATCAAGCAACTAATGATGGCCGCATACAGCTTTTTGAGAACAGCGAAAACTTCAAGAGAGACTTTGTGTGCGTTGATGACATTGTACAAGTTCATGAGCAGATGTTATGGAACAACAACCATGGCATTTACAATCTAGGTACAGGAACGCCCGTCAGCTTTCAGAAAGTGGCTGATCTGTGTAGTGAGAAGCTAGGAGTACCAATTAAGTACATCCCAATGCCTGCTAACCTGCAAGGTCAGTATCAGCAGTACACTAAAGCTAACAACAGCAAGATAAACAGTTTAGTTGATATCAAGTGGACTACACCAAAGCAATGGATAAACGCTAACATGACTCCGGTTGATCCCGAAGGATCAGAGATCCGCAGAAAGTCTGCGCTCAAGTAGCTATTGACTTTCTAGATTACCATGCGTATAATGTACGCTGTACAAACGAATAACCGTTCACACAAGAAGGTACTTAATTTTGCGACTTGATGGATT